GAGGAGCGGCAGGTCGAGGAGCCACAGCGCCGTGCTCGCGGCCGTGCGTATCTCGGTGCCGCTGGAGGGCACCGGCGCGTCTGCGCGCGGCGTCCGCGTGCGATAAGCGCCGATGGTTCGCGAGGTATAGTTGTTGTGGTCCTCGGCCACCGCGTCGAGGTTTATCACGCACCCCTGGCCGAGGTTCGTCGTCACCACGCGCGCTGTGTATGTGGTGCCCTCATACACGAAGCTGAAGAAGTCGCCGGCGTCGAGGAGCATATAAACCGCGCGCCACAGGTTGATGGTGTAGGCCAGGCGGTTGCCCCAGGCCACGTGCAGGGTCGTCTCCGCCACCTGGCGCGCCGCGTCCGGCGTGAGCACGAAAGGCAGCGAGTTAATCATTTGGTTGCGAGTGCCCACGGTGAGCAGGCGCGGGTTGCGCGCCTTCAACTGCTTGCCTTGCTGATAATCAAGGGTCGCGTCGTAGTACATCGTGGTGACGGATATCGGCAGGTCCTGTTCCTGGGCGAGCTGCTCCACGAGTTCGGCGTTGTCCTTGAGGAGGCCGAGGTCCGTCTCCGGCACCGACATGGCGGAGGCCTGCGAGAAGCGCGGCACGAACCGCAGCACTCCGCCTGTCTCCTGGGCGTCGATGAAAAATGTTTTCATGATTTCCTGGAGCGCGGAGACAGCCGTCATCGGCCGCTCGATCAAATAGCCGGCCGGTGGCGCTATCGGTCCCAGGTTCGCGGTGGTGATCGCGGACACATCGACCAGCGACGAGGCGAGGCCGGCACGCTGGCACAGGTCGGTGATGATCGTTGGCAGAAGGCCCACGGTTAACTGTAAGTGATTTCCGCGCGGAGGTTGGGCACGCGGTTGCCGAAGTTGGCAAGCGGCAGGCTTTCCCACACGGCATAGATGAGGCCGCGAAAGGCCGGCGTGTTGGCAATGCCCTGGACGCTCTGAATCAGCGGGTCGGGGTTCTGCGCCTCATTGCCAGGATAGACCGTGGGCGTGACGTAGTAGAAGGAGAGCGGTTCCCAGGAGCCGCTGCTGTCGGGGTGCTGGCCGGTGCTCGGCTTCACACAGGCATAAATGGAACCGCTGCCGGCGCTGCTGTCGCTCGGTTGTCCAGGATACGCTATCTCCTCGCCGGGTGTATAGGTGATGGAGCCGCTCCAGTATTGATAGCCGGAGTTCGCCCAATAAAGCGAGTTCCCCGGAGGCGTGACGTTGGTGCAGGGCACCACGCACTTGAAAATTTCCACGATGGGTTGATACCCTCCTCCAGGTTGCCAGTGGTAACTGGCGAGGTCTTCCGGCACGTAGTGCTGAGTCGAGGACCAGGGCGCGAAGGAGCCGAACGGCAGACCTCCCTTCCAGATAAGCTTCGAGTCCGCCCAGATGCGGCCGATGGTGCCTGAACCCTCGCCGAAAGCAACGGCCATGTTCGCAAAATAGACATAGCCCTGCGGCGTGCTCGCGCCCTTGCCTCCGCCACCACCGCTTGAACTCACGACGTTGTAACTGATGCCTGGCGACCAGATCACCTGTCCGGGCACTCGCATGGTGCCGTAGCCGAACGGGATCGCGGCGCCGTTGGCGGAACTCGATACGTTGAGGTCCTGGATGGGCGCCTGTCCAGGAATGTGAGGCCGGAGGAAGATGGCGCTGCCGGTGGCGAGGCCCAGGCCGGCGCCGCCGAGCAAACCCTCCAGCGGCGTGAAGCTCGTCCAGGCGAGGCCTCCGGTGAAGAACCCGGCAGCCGCGAAACCGGCCGCCACGCCGACCGTGAGCGCGATCTTAGCCAAGGATGCCGACCTCGGGAAACCAGAACACGCCGGCGATGCGCTTGAGCCACCGCGCGTCCAGGAGGTGCTCGACCACGCCTCCGCTCGGAGGATAAGCGTGAATGACCCCAGGCCCGAACTCGAGTTGGCTCACGATGCCGGCGTGACAGGGCACGAAGGGCGCGCGGAGCGCGAGCACCTGTCCAGGTTCCAGCACGCTTATCAGGGCCTCCGGCGCATAGTGGAGGCGCACCAGGCGCCGCTCGCACTCGCGGAGCACAGGCCCATCGACCGGCTGCGACCCGTAATGGCCGTAGTCCTCGCGCCGAATGAGCGTACCGAACCTGTCGAGGAGGCCGAGGTCCTCGGCCACGGCGAGCGCGAGGCCCACGCAGTCGAGCGCCGCGCGTCTACCCTGGTGCCGAAACCTCGTGCCCAGGTAGGCGCGCGCGACCGCCACGATGTCGTCACGGTTAACCACTCGCATAGTCGAGCAACTGGTCCATTCCTGGGATAAACGGCTCACCGCGAAAGTTGGCGATGTTTGAAAATTTACTCTGACACGTGGCCGCCGTTTTGTCGCAGCCGGCCTCGATGAAAAAGGAGGCGCCAGGAGCCGGCGCCACAGGCATGGCGACAAAAAGCGTAAGCGAGGAGCCGTCCCAGTTCGTCACTTCGAACGACGCGCCGTTCAACGCGCCGCTGGTGAAGGTGAGAAACCCGTCGTTGAACCACCCTGCGGCGCCGGTGAGGCCAGCGGCCGGCACGATGGTGCGCAAGTTCGGCACGGAGGAAACGGAGCCGCTCTGGCGCACCTTGGTCACGTCGTATTTGCACAGGTATTGCGAGGTCATGTCGATGTTGTTCAGGCCGGAGCCAAAGGTAGCGCGGCAGATCGGGCCGTAGGTGGCGCCGATATTTGCAGTGAGCTTTTGCGCCAGGCCGCGAATCTCCGCCGTGAACAGACCGTTGTGCATTTTGACAATGCCGAGCGTGCCCGTGCGGAGAATGACAGAACCGCTCGCGAGGTTCGACCAGTCCACAACCTGGATGGTGATCGCGGCGTTGTCGTATTTGCCCGCGAGGATATCGGCCTCGGTGATCGAGGCAGAGGAGAGGAACGCGGTCACCTCCAAGTTGTCCACCGAGAGGTCGGCGCTGCTCCGGCTCGCGGAGTTGGCGAGGCCTGTCTCCGCCTGATAACTCGTGCCGCCAAACACAATGTCCTGATCGTGCGTCGTGAACCCGAGCACCAGGCCATCGACGCGCGTCACCTGCCAAAGATAGGCGAGCGTCGTCGTGTATTGCTGGAGCGCGGTCTGAAGCGCGGCGGAGCACGCCTTCACAGGCGCACCTCCATCAGGTTAATGGAACCCCAACTCACCATAGGACCATCCGTAGTGGTCGTCGAGAACACCGATTCCTCGACCTGTACCGCCATTTCGTCGGTATCGAGGCGGACCGGGTAGTGGTACTGGAAGTTTGCGGTGATTGCCACGCCGGACCCAGGCGCGGCATTAAACGTGATGAGGCCGGTGGTGCAGTCCACCGTGTAAGCCGGCGTCGCCACTCCGTTGAGATAGACGACCAGTTGAAGCGCAAGCGGGTTGCCCTGATAGTCCGTGGCCGGAGGACCGATCAGCTTTTTGATCGGCCGCACATAGGAACGCGCGCCGGTGGTGTAGGTTTTTTGCACCTGGAACACGCGCGTGGAACCGTCGCCGCTGCCGAGTGGCTGCCCGACACCCCAATGGTCCTTGTGGTCGAACAAACGGAAGGCGTCGGCCTTGCCGCCGACGTTGAGAAAGAAGGACTCCAGGAGGTCGATGAACTGCATTCGCTGGCCGGCAAACGCCGTGGGCGTCTGGAGCGATACGACCCATTTGCCGCGCGATTGCGACCAGTTGCGGTTGCGCTGCTCGTAGCCGGAAAAGCCCTCGTTGACAATGGTCGAAAACCCAGGGCCTCCAATGGCGCGATACGAGAGCTTTCGCGGAAACTCACACTCGAAAAAACTCATTTGTTCCTGGAGTAGGCGAGCGCCATCTGGTTCTGCAGCATCGCGAGGGTTTGAGAACTGGAGCGCCGGAAGGAGTCGGCGTCCTGGACTCCGTGCACATGGAAGTTCACCACCGTCTGATGCGGCTGCCCGACATCCATCGTGGGCCTGATTTCGCCAGGTTGAGCCGGCACGAAGAACTCGGGGTGCTTCTCGCCCACCACGTAGGCGCGCCCAGGGTTCACCTGTCCTCCAACCGCGCGGAAGCCGCCGAACAGCGAGCCGAACAGACCGCCTCCTCCTCCGGCGCCCGTCGTGGGCCCGGTGGTCGGAAAGAGCGCCGCGAACAGACTCGCCATTCCCTTGGCGATCATGGCGTGGATGACTTCCTCCTGGAGGGAACGGAACAGGGCGCGGAAACTGGTCCGGCCGGTGGTCACGAGGCGCGTCAACTGGTCCTCGAATCCGCTCACAAAACCCTGGAGCGAGTTGTGCAGGTTGCCGGCCAGGTCCTTGCCCTCCTGGCCGAGGCCCATAAACGTCCGGCGAAACGCGGCCTGCATGGGCGTGAGCGCGGTGGAGACGGCCGGAGGAATCTGGAGCAGGAGCGCATTAAACTTTTCGAGTTCGCTGTTCGACATCTGCATTACCTCCATTGACTTCACGAGCGAATCGTAATCAGGTCCCATTCCGCCTGGAGTCTTGGTCGGCACCTTGAGGCCAGCGCCGGACCAGTCGCCGGTCATGAAGGCCACTAACCTCTTCTGTTGCTGCTCCGCGTTGACGCGCGCGATTCTGTCCTGCTCATTTGCAAACGCCTTCAGGTCGTCCACCACTTTCGGAATGATATAATGCGTGTCGTTCAGCACCTTGTTGTAGTGTTTCTCCCAGGCCTCGGCCGCCTTATCGACATGCGTGGTGT